TGTCTGTCGCAGTCGTGGCATTTGCAAGTGATGCGCGGCCAATCGCTACGTTCTGACTACCACTAGTAAGGGTGACGGCGGCACCATATCCTACAGCTACGTTTTCAGTGCCTGTTGAAGAATAAAGTGCAAGATTACCGACAGCGGTATTGTAAGTGCCGATATTTCCATTCTGCATAGCGCCATAGCCAACTGCCACGTTATCGCGGCCAGTGGTGTTTGTATTTAGGGCGTATGCACCAACAGCGGTATTTTGAGTTCCAGTAGTATTATACTCCATGGCTCTAAAGCCAAAGGCTGATATGTTAGAACCAGTGGTGTTTGTGTACAGTGTTCGATAACCAAAAACTGATATATTGCTTCCAGTTGTGGTGCTATAGGCAGAAGTATGACCAAAGGCTGAGTTTCCACTGCTGCTTGTGAGACCGCGCAGAGCGTTATAGCCAAAAGCCGAATTTTGGCTGGTATTAGAAAACCTAAGCGAAGCGAACCCAAACGATGCGTTCTCGACGCCGGTAGTGTTGGCATAAAGTGTCGTCCGGCCAAAAGCGGAATTACCTGTGCCTGTCGCATTTGAATAGAGTGCATTAGAACCAAATGCGTCGTTTTCAGTGCCTGTTGTATTGCTTGCCAAAGCCCTAGCGCCGACAGCCGTTATCCCACTAGAAGTGCCGGTATAAGAGCCCAAGGCATTGGAGCCAATCGCCGTGATGTCGCTTGCGCTTGTACTAACGTCAAGCGCTTGATAGCCAAGCGCAGTATTGTCAGTTCCACTTGTGTTACTTAAACCAGCCTGATAGCCAATGAAAGAATTACGAACACCCGTGTTGGCGTTACCTGCTTGATAGCCAAGAGCAGTCTCAAATGGCGTGAGGGTGTCTGTAACGCCGAGCAACGAACCGCCACCACCAGAAGCATCAATCGTAATGCCGCCCGCGCTGTTGGTAATCGTGATGTTCGTTCCAGCGGTTAGCGTTGCCAGCGAGAAGCCGGTTCCGTTACCAATCAGCAACTGACCGTTCGTCGGCGTGCTACTGACGCCCGTACCGCCATTTCCGATGGGAAGTGTGCCAGATACGTGCGTTGTCAGACCGATCTTGCCCCATGACGGAGCGGTGCTTACGCCACCAGAGATCAGGGCATTGCCCGTCGCAACGTCTGCCAGCTTTGCCAAGCTCGTTGTAGTGTTGGCGTAGAGGATGTCGCCCACAGCATAGCTGCTCTGGCCAGTACCGCCGTTGTCAGCATCCAGCGTGCCAGCCATCGTGATCGTGCCAGACGTAGTGACTGGGCCGCCAGAGAAGGTAAGACCAGTCGTGCCGCCAGAAACGTCAACCGATGTGACAGTCCCAGATCCGCCGCCACCCGTGGCTGCAATCGTGATGCTACCTGCGCCGTTGGTGATGGTGATGCCTGAACCAGCAGTCAGAGTGCTGAGCGAATAGCCCGTGCCGTTACCGATCAGGATCTGCCCATTGGTCGGAACTGTCGCCGTTCCCGTGCCGCCATTGGCCACAGGAAGCGTGCCAGTGACCTGCGTGGTCAGACTGACGTTAGACAGCGTGCCGCCAAGCGTGAGGCTTCCAGAGGACGTGACAGTGCCCGTGAGCGTGATGCCGTTGACGCTGCCCGTACCAGAGACGGACGTAACCGTACCGTCGCCTGTACCTGCGCCAATTGCTGTGCGGAACGTGGCCGCATCCAGAGTGGAGACGCTGTTGTCAGCGTTAATGCGCGGGAACGTGATTGCGCTCGGGTTGGTGAGCGTGAAGAAGTTGCTGCCGACAGTTGTGCCGCCGAGAGACGTGCGACCCGTAGCTGCAACCAGACCAGTTGCACCACCGTCCCACTTGAGGCGATCCGTATATGCCGTGTCCCAGTTGGTTTGGCTTGCCGTGGTCGGGATAGAATAGCCAGAAGCAAACGTAACTGCGAGAGTTCCGCTTGTGGTGATTGGGTTGCCGCTCACCTGCAAGCCTGTGGGCACCGTCATATCGACGCTGGTTACAGTCCCAGAGCCACCACCGCTAACAGTATCCCACACGAAATTCGTGCCGTTCCACTTCAGATAGGTGTTCATAACCGTTGGAGCGGTCATGAATGTCGTCGTGCTGGAACCAGTCTGATATGCGATCTGATTCGCTCCACCGCCAGCCAGATTGTTCGCAACGCTTGCCGTGCTGGCATTGGTCGCCGTTGCAGCATTTCCGCTGATGTCGATGGCCCATGTGCCAGAAGCGCCAGTGCCCGTTAGAGATGGGACGCCAAGACTTGTCCGGGCTCCAGATGCAGTCGTCGCGCCAGTCCCGCCATTCGTCAGACCGAGCGTGCCGCCAAGCGTGATAGTCCCAGCGCTCGTGATTGGGCCGCCTGAGAACGTCAGACCCGTTGTTCCGCCAGAGAGATCAATCGACGTAACCGTGCCCGTGTTCGTGGCAGCAATGACAATCGCGCCAGCGGCGTTTGTGATCGTAACGCCCGTGCCCGCAGTGAGCGTGCTGAGCGTATAATCAGTTCCATTGCCAATCAGCAGCTCACCATTAGCAGGAGCCGTGCCAAGGCCAGTTCCGCCATTCGCGACAGTGATCGCACCAGACAGGGCCGTGACTGCGACGTTTCCGCCAGTGATGTTTACGGCATTGGAATCCTGAAGGGCCATCGTGCCGAAGCCGAATGTTGACGTTGTCAACTGGCTGAGAGCAATCCGATAGTTCTCGTTTCCAAACACAGCCGGGAATTCGACGTTGCCAGTTACGGCACCGACCCATGGCTGCATATCAGAAATTTTAATGTCGGACATTTAACTCTCCTGAATGATCGGCTCGTCGTCCTGAGTAACGATCCTCTGTATCCCATTTTCGTCTAAAACGTAATAGGTTGGATTGTAATCAGGGCGCGGATTCTTCAACGGCACTGGATCGGGGCGAAGGAGCAGACGCCGATAATATGGCTGAGGCACATCATCGCAAGAAGCGCAAACCCAAATGCCAAGACCAACTGGCACCGAGCCGCCGCGATAATCCTTCTTTTCTCTGAGGTGCGAGTGCTGGACAAGGAATCCGCATCCGTCGCAGATGGCAATGCCGCGCGGATCTTTGGCGTCGAATTTTGGTTGGGTGCGATGCTTGCGACCTTTTCCGAATGCGTACTGCATCAGCAACTCCAAGAGTCGATAGTGATCCTCAGTGGAACCTTTTCACGGTCTTCAGCCGCAGCGCGGTTATAAGCAACATCTGCCATACCCTGAAGAAACTCAAGGCGATCCGGCTGAAACTTAACTGCCAGCTTGGCAGCAAGGCCAGCGGCAATAGCCTCCATCCAGCGATTTGGCGCGTCCATGCTGTCAGTGAATGCGCCAGCATCCTCTTGAATTTTCATGCGATGATAGAACAGCGTAACGCCAGCGCTTTGCGGAGCCTGCCAGATATACAGGCGCGGCGTAATCGTGCGCTGGAAGTAATACTGGAACGGACGCTGCCCGAGCTGCCCCTTGTTCGGGATCGCGTCGTATTCAGCGCGGCTGATCGGCGACATCATCAAGTCGGTGTTGATTCCGCCCGCTGTGGTGCGCGTATAGACCTGAAGGATTGAAACCGTGCGGGGCTCCAGATCATAATAGAGAACGCCCGGCAGCAGCGTGATGGACTGAAGATCAACGGCCCAAAGATTAGGCCCATTGTTCGACCAGTCTGAAAACATATAGTTGATCGAGCGGCGCGCACTATCAATGTCGTTAGCGGACAGGGTGCTGGCATTGCGCCCGATGCGCTCAAACGCCTCAGTGATGATGTCGATCTGTTCGGACTGGCCGAAATCATATGTGCCGCTAGTGGTCATCTAAACCTCGCCGTCTTCTTTACGATGGCTTTTGGCTGAGAAACAAATTGCTTGCCAGCCTTTTTGCCTTCGCGCTTGGCTTTGCTTGTAGCAGCATATTCAGCCGGCGTCAGCGATTTAATGGCAGCCTGCGGTAGATACCGCTCCCCAGTCTTGCTGGACGGCTTGCCGGACTTGGTGGTCCACTTTTGCTTGGTCCAGTCTTTTAGGGACTGCTGGGGCTTTCTAATCGGCATAGCCACCGCCTTTGGCTTTGTATTCCTTGGCAAGAAGCTGACTCTTGCGCGCTGACCACTGGCCAGCCTTGGTCCCGTGAGTTTCCCGAGACTTAATGCTATCAAACAGGCGCTTGCGAAGACCCGGTTTCGTATAGTTACCGGCCTCATTCACACGCGACTGTTTGCGCCCACGCATTACTTCTTCTTCTTTGGAGCCGGCTTTGCGGCAGGTGCAGCCTTTTCAACAGGAGCAGGCTTGTTAAAGCCGAGAAGCTCGTTGAGCGATTCGTCAGTCACCTTTTCCCACTCTTCAGCGGTCATGACGACTTCCTGTTGCTCGCCCTTTGCGTTCGTGTAGCGACGAAGGATCATGCCAAACTCCTATTGTGCGTAGATTTTAACCATCTCAAGGATGATGCTGTAGGTGTCACCCGAAGATGCGCCGACTGTCGTGAACATAATGTCGCCAGTTTTCCCGGCACCGGCATTGTTCCGCAGGATCGTGGTTGTGTCGAAGTCCAGCGTGTACATGCCCGGTGAAAGAATGAATGCGCTCACGTCGGTCGTCGCGTCCCAGAGGATGTTTACCGACATGCCGTTGACCGATGCAACAATGCGACGAATGTCTACGCCTGTGCATTCCTTGCCAATATAGTTCGCTTTAAGCGCGGAAACGTCAACCTTCAGAACGGCGCTCTCGCCAGTCCCATCAGAGACGTTGTTAAACTTCATGACGGCTTGGCTATCGCCGTCGAAGAGGGTCTGAGAGTTTACTGCGTCAGCCATTATTTCATCCCTTTAAGAGTCATGGCCAGACGCGCACGCTGGCCCAGTTTGCCGGGCTTTTTAGCAGCAGCTTCCAGCTTGCCAGCGGGAATGGGCTTGCCAGCTTTTGCCCCTAGTTCCTTGCGAAGAGCGCCTTTTTTGCCAATGGCT